TTGTCACCCTTCTGGCCCGTGTCGGAGCGGTAGACAATGGCATCGTTTGAGTTATCGACTGGCGGGGTTATCGTGGCGTCTTTGTTTTTCATGCCCATTATGAAATACGCGCCTGCGGTTAGCACCTTAATCATCCACACCCATTTCCCCTCAGAGGGAATGTATAAGGTGGCCCTTGTGTACCCGGCACCAGTTCCGCTTAACGTCATATCACGATTACCGTTTGACATGACATGAATACTTGCACCGGGGGCGTTATCTAGAGGGTTCCACGTTGCCGCAACATTCGTCGGCGTACTGGTGACTTGCATCACACCGCCGACAACGCTCCACGCCCCACCCGTGCCAGAGTTATCGCCAAGACTCACACCGTTCTTAAATTCAAGGAATGTATGCGGCGTTCCGGCGGGGCGGGCAAAAATCCAGTTTGGGGTGATCGAACTCAACAGCCCACCCGTCAACGCCTCGGAGGTGCCATTCCAGAATGTAAATTCAGCCGCGTAAAAGTGCGAGAAATTTACACCATCATATCCGAACTTAGGATTGACGATTGAGGCGGTGGCATAAATACCGGTGCCTGTAACCGCAACACCATTTACCCACGCGCCCGCCGCGTTCCAGAAAATGTCATAAACAAACCCATCACGAAAAAGCGCCGTTGACGTCAGGCCGTTAATAACAAGTTGATCACTGGCATTCCAATAGACGCTTGTTCCCAGGATCGGTTGCACGGCCCCGTGTTTGCACTTCATAATCCGCCCAAGGCCGGAATGAGTTGCCGACGTGGTGAACGTGATGTTTAGCCCACCCGTCGAGCCATCGAACAGGGCGGCGTTGGCGATGTTGTAGGCAAACAAGCCGCCGCCCATCATCATAGCATCACCGAACATCATGCCTCGACCCCCCCAAAGCGGTATTCAATACGGGTGGCGCTGACAACGTGAAAGTCGAAGCGGCAAATTCCTGTGGGCAGGGTCGGCGCGCCAATGGTATCGACCCGCTTCCAATAGGTGCCCAGGCCGATGAGCGCGAAGGCGGCGGCGTTGTCGATGATGAAGCTGCCTTTTTGCCCTAAAGCGCTGGCGATGTTGGACGGGTTGACGATGGTGATGGAGCCGGTGGTGGTGCCATCAAAATCTTGCGCCGTGTTCAAGTCCAAGGTCACGGTGCCGGTGATGTTGCCCAGCGGCGATGAAGCCCCGCGCTGGGGCTTGGTGAAGCTTTGCGCGATATCCGTTTGTGCCACCGCATCCAAAGCCACCGCGTTCGCATAGGGTATAAATGTAACGCCATCCCAGGCCGCCACAATGACCCATGCGGTGTTGGCACCATTGCGCCGCTTGATTAGATTGTTTGTGGTATCCCACCACCCCAGGCCCGCATACGTCGTCACCGGCGCGGTGCCGCCGCTATTCATGGTGGCGATGGCTGCCAAAGCACCATTTGCATCCACACGAAAGGTGGCCCCGTCGGCATTATCCAAAACGTGATCATGTTGCGCCATTTTTTAAATTTCCCCACCCTGTTCCCACTTAGCCAGGAACACTTCAACATCAGCGCAACCTGTTAAATCGACCACGTTCTGGTCGCGCGCCGCCTTCATAAATTCAGCCATCGCCCGAATGGTCAGCGAAAGCGGGTCCACACCCTTTTGACGCAACGGCACGAATGATCCCGCCACCTCATCCCATCGGTACTTACCGGGCCGCAAATCGCAATCTTCCGGCACCTCAAGGTCATCCGTACAACACACGGATACTTGTTTGAAGCCGACCAACACGCCATTTTCATCCAATACTGCGATCTTCTGTTTTGCCATCAGGCAATCCCCTCAATCAAAATTCCTAGTTCTGAAATATGCACATTGAACGACGGGTCATTTGAAACCAGCCGCGCCTCGTACTCAAACGCGCGGGCCTCAAATTCAGCCGCATCCAAGCGCGACCACGTCGACCACGTTGGCGTTGCCGCCGGATCATCATCCGTGTGACGCACCCACACCTGAACATCCGCCGCCGTACCAATTACGCCGTCGCAATTTTCCCAATCATCAATATTCGCAAGCCGCTGATCTACCAGATCCAGGTCGTTGACCACTTGAACGGTGACCTGCGCCGTCAATCGCACCTTTTGCACGGTCACCAAATCCGAACCGGTGGCGAAGGCATACACGCCGCTGGCCGCAACACCACCGGCATAGTCCACACTCGACACGCTATCCACATCCGCCCATCCGTCGATAGGATCAGCGCCGCCAAGTTCAAGGTCACCCGCGTCCGCCACGGTGCCGCTGTGTGTCCCCGAAAAAGCCGGGTGCTCCACCACCGTTGATAATGACGTGAAGGTTAAAACAGAGGCCGCCTTGGTAGATACCGCCGCCGCGTCACCCGGCTTTTTCGATGTATCGACCGCACGGGCAAAGTAAGTGCCGGCCTTTAACGGCAACACCGCAACGGTCGCATCGCCGGATACTGCCTCGCCGATGGATGTGCTTTGCGTAATCACCGCTCCGGTCTGTGCCTGGGCATGGCGAAACTCAATCGCGCCACCCTTTTGCACATCCAAATCAACGGACTGATTCCAGCGCAATACAGCCAACCCGCCCGCGACCGACAAGGTTAATCCTTGCAATTGCAAGGGGGCCGCCAAAAGCCCGTAGATTTCTTGGCGCGTGGTTGGACCGGGCAACGAATGCACACCCAATGCATTCACCGCCACCGCACTAAATTCATAAATCCCCGGCGCGATGTCGAGAACCTGCGCCACCGCCGTTGCCGTGCGCGGCAAATCCAGCCATTTCGGCGCGCCCTCAAGGCGATATGAAAATTCATACCCAACGACATAAACGTCATCGTCCACCACACACGTCATGTCCGCACGCGCCTTTACCCCAGCGCCGCCGCGCGTCTCATACAAACCCTCTTCGATCATGACCGCACCAGGTACCGCCACATCAAACGGGTTCGGCAAGTCTGTTGTGGGAGCCGCTACATATGGCAACTCTTCGTTGGTTGACCAGGCGTATACATTTGCGTCCGTTTCGCGCAGCACCTGGGCCACGGTCAAGGTCGGGGCCTTTTCCCCACCGCCAACGGATATCGTTGATTCCTTGATGTTAAAAGTCTTTGCCGTCCATCCATATTTTGCAAAGGTAAAACCAATGGTATCCATCGGCACCCCGCGCCACGCCGAAAGCCGCCATGTTGAATTGACCGTGATTTGGCGGCGCATTTCTTCCAATTCGATCTTCGCCAATCGTTGCGCCATGGTCGCGCTATTGGTCCACTTCAAATCAATATCGCGGTAGCGCACTTCGCCATTATCATTGGCGACATAAACGGCGTTAGTCACCGACGGGAAATCGTCGGGTTGGTAATTGTTCGCGGGCGACACGAACACACCCTTGACGCCGTTATAACTTTTATCCGCCGCGATCAACGACGTGACCTTGACCGATCCCCGCAAATCATGTTCATCAAACGTAAGGACCACCGGACGCCAAGCCCCCGCTCGGATGCGCCACTCAATGCCGCTGGCAACCGCATGACCCGCCATGGATGACAACAAGCCCTGCAAAACACCCTTCGGCGTTTCTGACAACTCAAAAGCACCGTTGCAGGTGTACCGTTTTTCCGTCCCGCCCGCCGCCAACGCCACCGCTTCATCACAAATATTGGCGGACTCAATCAAGTCGGCGGTGATGATTTCAGACCCATACGCTGAACCATACCCATAGGTCGCATCGGATAAATAATCCGCCGTACAAAGCGCCGAATTGTCCGTGTAACCATAAAGCCCGGTGCGGGGATCATAAATATCGTCTTTGCCTTCCACATCAAACGTGATCACCGGAACGCCCGTGGGAAACAAATCAATCGATTTTGTTAGCCGCACATAAACGTGCGCACACCCAAGCTGGCGATGGTTCACCGTCCATTTGGTCGGCACCTCATCAATTAATTCTTGGATGGCCGTTTGATCTATAGCCCCCAGTCTTTTGATGACCTTGACGTATCCCGCATATTTTCCAATGGCGTCGCCGTTTGCATCCAACGGCACTTCAATGCCATCAAAATATAATGACCCAATTGATTTGACCCGATGCCCGGTCAAGGTAATCACGTTGTGAAATATCTTTTGTCCGGCGATGGTGTTGACGTGCATGAACGTGTACGTGCCGCCATACCGCCCCCGCCCATAAATCCATCGGCGGGGCTGCACCGGTTGGCGAATAGAAATCGTGCGATCACGCGAAGAAAAACTAACCGCCGCCGCATCCGGCATTTTTGGCTTTTTCTGCAACGCTTGCGACAACCCGCTCAACACCAACGACGAACCTGCCGCCATTGCCGCCGCCGCCCAAGAAAAGGTGAACCCCGCCGCTGCCGTGTATCCAACACCGCCCATGCCCCCGGCAACGACAACGGGTGCAAGTGCTGGCATCAGACAATACTCCACGCACGCACGGCGCTATCCAACGGTATGCTGACCAGCCCGTCTTCTGTGACACAGGCAATATCCGCACCGCGCACAATGCCCATCGCCCCACCAAAACGCCCCGGTGCGTATTTTGGTCCAACCAGCACCACATCACCGCGCTTTGCCATCAACGGCAAACACGACAACCACCGGTTTTGCGCCGCCATTTTATCCATGGCGTCTTCCAAGGTGCCGCCGCCGTACCGCTTCACCGCCCGCGCCGCACCAACCGCCGTCGTATATTTGCCCCGAAAGACAACCCCCACATCAATGCCTGTCATTGCCAACACGGCGTCGGCGCTGAACAGGCAACAGTCCCATTTACCCCACAAAAAAAGCCGCCCGTGGGCAGCTCCTAAAAAATCATTGAGGCGTTCCGGCCAATCATCAAGACGCTGTGGCCCTACCATTGCTCATTCCATTCTTGCAGGCTGGGCACAAAATCAAATCCAAGATCAACACCAACACCAAACAACGTGTCTTGATCGCCTTTGGTGTGGCGAAATTCACGCGCACGATCCAAATCGCGCAACCGATTTTCATACGTAATGCTGATGGTCGATGTGGTGGCCCCGTCTTCCAACGTTGGCACATCCAATCGCCCGATGAACATCAACGCCGGATCGACAACCACCGTTCCATCATCCGCCAAAAAACCCAGCCATACCTTGCCAAGCTTGCCTTGCTGGACTTCACCCAAAACCAGCGCGACAAGATAATCTGGAATCCCTGATAATGAGACGGATATCCCATGGGCTTGAATTTCCCCGGTTTCCGTGATGGGCGAAATGGACCCCACTTCACCACCCCCCAACCACGTCTGGCCATCCCAAGGAATATCACCTGTGCCCGACCAAAACCGCACGGTGCCGGTGGCAAACACGCCTTCAAAAAAAACCAGAACCGTTTTTTCAGTCGCCAATAATTGGGCCAGAAAATCAGCCGTCACCGTGCGCATTATTGAGCCTCAATCGCGGAAAAGTTCAGGCCGTAAATTAAAGCCTCATCCACGTCCCATTCTGTATCACTCACCATCCGCCACACGCCGACACAGTTTGATGTGATAACACCTTCCCCATCCGTCAAATCACCCTTGATGCGCGACCTCACATCAATCACAGCTTTTCCGGTGGCATCAGCATCCACGTCCGCCAACGATTTATACAACACAGACGTGCCAGCGGAGCCTAACTGAATCCAATCGCCCTTTAGCAAAACCCCAGACGCATTTGGCGTCCACCCCCGTGTCGCCAAAGTCTTAAATCGGTTTTGTCCTGCCCCATCAACAACGGGCACCCCAACCGGGTTACCGCGTGGGGTTTTGGTTGCGGGATCACCCATCAAGAACGTGCCTTCTAGGCCGTTCAAAGCCAATTGAAGGGCAATCCATTGCTCCGCATCAGCGCGGCCCATCGGCGGCAAATCCACATCCATTTCCCACCCTTCACCCAAATGTGCAAAGACCTCTTGGCCCTTGGTAAACGGGCTGACCGTCATACCCACAACAGACGATTTTCTAATCTTTACTTTTCTGGCTGTGCGTGCGGTTGGGATAGGAAGCGGGTAAACAATTGCCATTTAAACCCCCAGCCCCCGCGCCTTTGCATTCGCAACCGCACCAACGGCGCGAAGCTCAATTGACCCATCAAGGCTGCGCACAAACTGTTCTAGCCGCCTTACGGCGTCCTCCGAAGCACCCCGATTATCAACATAAAAAGTTGGGCCGCCGCGACCATTCGTCATACCGCCACCGGAAATCGTGTGGTCCGTAACCGTTTCTTGCGGATGCAGGATAGCCGCAAAGCCGCCCTGGCCATCCAGCCCGCCGGAACGTGGGCCGTTGCCCGTGGACCCGCCGCCCGCAAAACTGAACATGGACGATGCGGCCTTAATACCGGTACCAAGCCAATCGAACCCGCCGCCACCGGAACCGCCGCCGACGTCAAACCCGCCGCCATTTTGCATGCCGGCCTTTTGTTGCAACCACGCCGTGCCGATCTCCATCACGGCATTAAGCCCGGCGCGTTTTAAGGAATCCAAATCATCCATGCCCGATGTGGCGTAATCTTCCAGCGCGCCCTTGGCTTCGCCCCAACCTTGAACCTGAGTGGTCGATGCCTCTTTGCCTTTTTGGGCAGCATCGTCAAATGTCTTTTGCGCCTTTTCCAGCGCGCGCCCATAGGTTTCTTGGGTAATCAGACCCTTGTCTTTGAGGGTATTGAGTTTTTCCAATTCGGCGTTATAGCGTTCCAAATCAGTGCGGGTGGATGCGAACACCGATTGCGCCTGACGTTGGAAATCATTGGTGGCTTTGGCCGCCGACAGGGTCATCGACGCCGTTTCGGCCAAGGCCGGATTGTAGACATCCTTCAATGTCACCGCGTTCTTTTTCAATGCCTCATCCGCGCGCGGCAAGGCAATCGTGGTCACATCTGCGAGTTCGCCATGCATGGTGATAAGGTTTTGTTCCGTGGCTTTCAGGCTATCCGCCCATTCGCGGAATTTTCCACCACCCATAGCATCGGGCAACGCCGCCATGCTTTCCGCAAGGCCGCGGAATTTATCCATGACGATGACGGTGCCTTCAATCACGCGCTGGCGAAACAACGCCCAACCGCGCAAGAAATTCATCACCGCGCGCGGCATATGTTCGCCAAGGTATTCAGAAATTGTGGTGAGGGCGGGCAACATGGCTTCAACCAATACGCGCCCCGATGCCGTGGCCCCATTGCTCAAACGCGACAAGCTGTCGTTAAAGTTCGCCATTGCATCGGCGGAATCTTGACTTAATGTCATGCCCATGGCGGCGGCCTCTGCGCGCAGCCCGGACATGGCGGCGGAACCGCCTTCCATCACCGACAACATTTGCGAACCGGAACGGCCCATGATGTCCATAGCCACCTGGGTGCGTTTGGCCGGATCCTCGATTTTCATCAGGGCATCCGCCATCACGTCAAATTGTTGTTCGGGGCTTAGTTTTTTGAACCGGTCAACTTCGATGCCCAGCGCGCCAAACGCTTTGATGGGGGTGGATAATCCATTACCGGCATCGGCGACGGATTTTTGCATCTTGCGCACGGACCCGGTGAATTCAGACATGGACCCACCGCCCAAAGCAACCACGTGGTTCATTTGGGAAATCCATTCGGTGCTGGCACCGGTGCGAAGCGCCATTTTTTGCACTTCATCACCGGCATCAATTACCGACTTGGCAAAGACACCAAACGCCGCCCCACCCGCAGCCAAGCCCGCCACCATGCTGCCCAGGCCGGATTTCACCGACTGAAAGGCACGCTGGGTTTTATCCTTGGCGTGGATATCAAATTTTAAGTCGTCACGCGCCATCGGTTTAGTCCTTACCGGGGGTCATTTGCGCGGCAAATATCTGCCACAGTTCAAATTCAGCCGTCGTCATGTTCAAGATTGCCGGAAGGGTCAGGCCCAGGCGTAGGGCGAGGCTCATCACCTCAACCAACTCCGGGGCCAGGGTTACTCCCCCGGGGCGTCACCGTCGCCGTCATCGGTATCGGTATCGTCGTCGTCACCAATCCCGCGCGCAGCCAGCAAAACACGCTTCGCCGCCGTGGCGATGATTTCATCGCCGGGCAACCGCAACATTTCCTTTTCAGCCGCCAAGTCAAACAACCGCTGACCGCTTTTGTTAAGCGCCAACGTCACCAACGTCCGCACCGTTTCGTGGGCGTCATCCATGCCTTGAACGGCCTTGGCCAGCGCCGAGCGCGCTTTCATGGTCAGCGGCTCAACGTGAATGACCAAACCGTCCGGGTTGGACTCATCCGCCCATTCGGTGATGGTCACCGTCTTGGGCTTAATGGTCAGGGCATAGGCCTTGACGCAATCAATCGCGGCCATCTTAGACCACCGTGCCGTGCGTCAACGCGCCGGTGCCTTGGAACGAGAACGAGCGTTCAACGTAGTCTTCTTTGTCGACGTTCACGCCGACCTCTTCGATGATGATGGTGCCAGACATTTCCTCATCCGTAGACACGGCCCCAGACGGGTAAAATAACCCAGCCAATTCAGCACCAATAGTCATGGCACCCTGGCCGGTGGTATCGGATTTATCCCAACGGCATGTCATGGAACCTTTCCAGCTTGGAATGCCCGCCCCATAGCTGCGCTCGGCGGCCCCCATAGATGTTTTTTCTATCATGTTGACCGTTTCGGTGATGGAAAAATTCGCCACCTCCGCAACCACATTGGTCGCGACTTTCACCACGCCATCATTGCCATCATAAACGGCCATGTTCGTCTCCTATTTGTCAAAATTTTGGATTTTGGGGAGTTTTGTTCTGAACTTACTTAGGTTTGTGATGCGTGTTTTGGTGGTTCGTCAGCGCCTTTCGTGGGGCCAGCATCACCGCCAACACGTACTTTTTTCGGCTTTTTCAAGGTCCAACCATCGGCTTTCTTAGCCTCAACCGAACCCACCAAAAACTTGACGGACTCAGCCTCGGCTCCGGTTGCGCCAGGGGGCCACATTTCAACGGATTTAGGCATAAGGGTTGCTCCTTAAATCGATTTCGGCAAACGGATCGCCGCCACCGTCACTGTCGTGACGCCGGAATATGTCAGGCTGACGTTCGCGATTGAATTTATGTATGCGTGCGGAAACGGGCCGATGAACCGTTCTTCGCCAGCGGGGATGCTGACCGCCATATCGGGAACCGCCAACGTGCCATAACTTGGCACACCAACAGATGTGGATACCGCCGCGACCGTCACCGTCACCGCCCCCGCGCCTCCATTTTTGATATGCACAACATCACGTTCATCCGTGCGCACCGAAATTGTATCGCCACCCGCCGCGGCGGCGGCATAGGCCGGACTTAATCCGGGGGCAACAATATTTTGAACAGTCAACGCGGCCATAAGTTCATTCCTTTATTTATCGAGTAACGGTTGCATCATTTTCCGGCGTGGCGACACGCACCAGCCATTCCATTTCCAGCACCGCAGTCACTTTGGAGCCGTCGCCGGACATATCGCGGGTGCTGCGCATCAGCACCAGGCGCTTGACGATGCCGCCCAGATTGTTACCCCCCAGCGCGCCCTCGACTTGCACGCCTATGGCATCCAGCGCGTCGTCTATGCCCTCATCCGTGGACTGTGCGACGGCTTTGACGTGCACCGAAAACTCCCGCACCAACGTGCGCGGGGCATCACCCATTGATGCCTGTTCTGATTCTTCATCACCCGCATGCACCAATAAAAACGGCAAGGCGGTTTCTTCGCGCGAACGGGTGCGACCCTTGAACACACTGGTGCCGGTCAGGGGCAAGTCCGTCACGTCGCTAACAACGGCGTCGCGCACCTGTTTGCGGATGTGGTCAGCCATGCTTTAAACCTTGTCCAAAATCAGTTTCACCACCGCACCGTCGCCAGTGGGTTGAACCCCCACCACTGTGTAAGCGATGGCGGCAATGCTCACACCGTCATCCTGGCCGATGCCCACCACGTCGGACGCTTGGCAGGTGAACACCGGGGCCGTGCTTTCCACACCCCCGCCTACACCTTCCAACGCCACCACATGAGCGGCATCGAAAACACCACTGACCGAAATCGCAGCCGCGCCGTTAATCACAACGGACGCGGCAACTCCGAATTCATCTACATCAAAAAAAGCGGCGCGGTCAGTAGCACTTTCAACAGCCATGGGGTGGCCTTATTCTTTAGGCTCTTCGAGCGACGGGGCGGATGGCACGGTGGGCGCGTTTTCTGCGCCACCGTCCACATCACCATTACCGCCGTCAGAGACAGGTTCATCTTCAACGGGCTTACCAAGCCCCAGCGCATTCGCGATGCCACCTAGGACGCTGGGTGGTTTTGGTGCCTCTTCCGGGGTGGAATCGGCGGGGGCTTTCGCACCGGGGGCGTCAAATTCAGAAAGCAGTGCCTTATTCACGTCGCCCTGAATTTCGATTTCTTCACCGTTCTTGAACATCACCGACGTCACAACGACATAGACGTTTTTGCCTTTGCCATCTTCCAGAGCATGACGGCGGTCAGCGTGTTGTTGTTTGGTTAGGCGCAGAACTGTGCCGGTGTTCAACGTCACCCCACGGGGCGCGGTGACTACGCATTTTTTAAAAGCCATGACTTTGCTTCCTTAAATCGTTCGTTTAAAAATTGACAAAGAACGGGCGGCCCAATCATGGCCGCCCGTCAATATGTTTTGCTAATTTTCAGACCACTTAAATCAAGATGACCTGCACCGCGTGCTGCCACATTCCGTAACCGGCATTACCGATGCGCTTGATGCCGTACACGTGTTCATCGTTGTCGAATTCGTGCTCGGAACCTTCGGCTTTGGCGGCCACGCTCAAAGATTCTTCTTCTTGAAGAATGAAAGGCTTCACCTGACCATCAGCGCGGAAGATGGCAAAGCGGTCAGTCCAGGTATTCAACCGGGCATTCTGCACCACCCGGATATTCATACCAGACAACGTCGGAATGGTGTTCGTATCACCGCCATCGATGGTGGCGTTGGTCACCGCAGCCGCCGCCGTGGCGTACAACGAAGTCGGTACCATGACAATAAACTCAGACGCCATTTCGTTCATGGGTTCGCCTTGGTCATCAACCAAACCCTGCATGGCCTGGATGCCCAAAAGGATGGCCTTTGCCATTTCACCAACAGCCGGATCGGTCACCGTACCGTGAGACGCAAGCGGGATGGCCGAAATGTCCACGCTGATTTTATTGGACTGTGCGCCGCTGTCGCCTTCGCTGTGATCGGTATCGAAGAAATACTGACCGTCATAGCAAACGCCGGTGGCACCGTTCAAAATCAAGGTGCTGACCAACGAGCACTCATGGGTGACGGCACGGGTGGCCAACTCACCAACACGAACGTCGATTTGCCCGGTCTTATCACGACGGATATCGTCGACCGAAACCTTCAACGTCGCTTCGTACTTCTTGTTTTCGATGGTCAGGCCATTGTCGTTCAGACCCTTGGCATGACGTCCGCCAATCCATTCGCGCATGGCAGGGACTTGACCTAACCAATTGTATTGTTCGCTGCCTTGATCGGAATCGAAACGCATAGTCATCGATCCGATGTAAGACAATGCGGTTGCTTGTTCCAACCGCTGATAGAACGTGCCAATGATGGCACGGCTCGATAGAGAATGCAGTGCACCCATAACGGTGACTCCTTATCCTGAGTTAGCCAATCTGCTTTGCAATGGCGTTGATTTTTGCGGCAAGCGATGCCACGGCGTTTTGGACTTCGGCCTGGACATACGTGGCCCCGATAACCGCGATGGTATCCGCAGCGGTGCCGCCGGAGTTATCGGTCAAAGCGGTGAACAGACCCAAGGCAGGGTTGCCCGTGTCAAATTCAACAATGCCGACGCCTAAAGACACCCAGCGCACCACTCGACCAATATGGCTGTTAGACGTGGCGGTCAGCGTGAAGGTGTTGTCGTCGCTGGCATAGACAGGCTTGCCAACATCGGTGATGGCCAGTGAGGTAACAGCCAACTGAACGCGACCGCTCGTTTGCACATGGACGTTGATGTCACTGGCACTGCCGGCGGAATTATCCGCCGAGCCATCCGCAAATCCACGGAAGGAATCGCCAGCAACCAACGGACGGGCATAGCCCGAAGCGTTATCGCCAACCGCAGCGCCATCGTAAATGATATCCGCTGCAATAACCGGCAAATCCGAAAAGTTGCCGAGCTCAAAAGTGCGCGGGTTGCGCGCGGTTAAAGTCGCCATGGTTCAGGCCCCTTATTTCGTGTTGAGGATTTTGACCTTGCCACCGGCAACGGCCTGTTCATACGCAAGATACGCACCAAAATTGTCTTCGCCGTATTCTGCACGAAGGTTGGCATCCTTGGCCCATGCCGCTTCACAGCGGTCTTTCAGCGGTGCATCAGCGGCAACGCTCGCATCGCTGTCACCCGTAGCTGTAGCCGTGGTGGACACGGTTGCCGTGGCGGTTTCATCGCCCTTAGCGGCGGCGATGTAAGCCTCACCGGCGGATGCATCGACGTCCACTTTTGGAGTCGTTTTCAACATGGCGGTAGCGGCCTCGACATCCATGTCGGTGTCGAACGCGATATGCCGAGCCTGGACTTCGCGGCCCTGGGCTTCGTCATGGTCCAAGATGGACTTGATACGATCCGTGGCGGCGGCGGCACCAGTGGCGCTACCTTCGGCACGGAAGTGGTCCGCAATTGCGGTATGGTCGGTGGAAATCATTTCCGCCGTAATGTCCGGCAACTTATTGTCCGCGCCGGTGTCGGTTTTATCGAGTGTAGCCATATCAGGCCCCTTTCGATCTAGGTTATGCGCCGACATGGCGCTTGGAATTTGCGCGCGGATGTGATCCGGCGCATGGGTGAATTTGTTAAGCATGTCGAAGTTGGCGGCCATCGCGACCGGGGCATCGACGGTATCGGCAAAACCTTTGGCCTGCGCCTCATCCGCCGTAAGCCACGTTTCAGCCGCCATCAGCGCGGAAATTTCATCGTCGGGAAGTCCGGTTTTATTACGGTATGCCGCAATCAATCCGGACTTCATTTTTTCCAAAGCATCGGCCATTTTCGCCATATCTTCGGCGGTTCCCCAGACCAACCCGGACGGGTCATGGATCATCATCAGCGCATTTTCAGGCATGATGATTTCATCACCAGCCATGGCAATAACGGACCCCATCGAAGCCGCAAGGCCATCGACTGTGACAATCACATTGGCCGGGTGACGCCGCAGGGCGTTATAAATGGCGTTACCATCAAACACAGACCCACCGGGCGTGTTCAGACGCACATTCAAGGTTGTCACATCACCCAACCCGTTCAGGTCATCTAAAAATTGCTTTGCGGTGATACCCCAAATGCCAATTTCATCATAAATAACGATCTCGCCAACACCGCCTGCCAAGGCCGTGATTTTGTACCAAGACGTGGTCATGCGGTGTTCTCCGTTTCATTTTCGGGCTTGTCTTGCGTTGCCGGATCCACAGCCTCAACCACCGCCGGAACTGTCGGGGCTTTTGCGGCAGGCGTCAGTCCACCGGCGCGACGCTTTGCCTCTTCACGGACGCGCTGACGATGGTTCTTTTCCCAATCGCCGCCGGTCAGTTCAGCTGTAATCTGCGTTCCCGTCTGCCAACCGCGGTCCTCGGCAATGGCGTAAGCATCGGCCTCTTGTTTCGGACTCAACGTCGGCAACCCGTCGCCATACCATTCCGAGCCCAGATAAGCCGCGCGACGACCGGCATCGGAAAAGAAACCGGGCGCAGCCAGACGACCCGTGGCCACGGCCTCGGCGATTACCCATTCGTACACCGGCTGGCACAATTTGCGCGAAAGCCAACGGCGCTCACGTTTGTAATATTTCCACGCTTCCAACATTGCCGCCCGCGCGGCGGAATAACTGGCGGTGAAATGCTTGATCAAAATCTCGAACGGCAATTCCAACGCCACGCCAATCTGGCGGCAGATGGCCTGAACAAAGGGGTCGAACTTATCGTTCGGGCGGCCAGGGTTGGCGGTGCTGATGTCCTCATCCTTCGCCAAGTCCAACACCGCACCCGGACCCATCTTCAAATCCGTATCGCTGGCATTGCTTGCGGTAGCACCCATCGCCCCCGCAATATCGGTGTCGTCAACGCCGTCGCCATTTTCTGTTTTTACAAACACGGTGAAAAAACTCGACACAACAGCGGCCTGCAATTCACTTTCGGTGTAATCGCCAAGCTGACGAAATGCGTCAATCACCGGCGCAAAATCTGGAATGCCGCGCGTCTGCCCGGGGCGTAACTTGCGATGCAAATGCAACACAATGGGCCGCCCCGTCTTGGGGCCGAACGCCGGAATGGTCGTCCATTTCTGTCCCTTCGCCGGACGCTTCCAATCGCCGGGATGTTGCCCAGCGAAGGTGTAGGCGACCGGGTCGCCATCGGGACCAAAGCTGACACCCGCCGTCAGACTGGTGGTGTCGCGGACATAGCCGGGATTGCTCAACCGGTCGCCCTCGACCAATTGCAGCTTTAAACCGTAAGGACTGCCGGGCCGATCGATAAACCGTTTCAACGCACAAATGTCGCCCGCTTCCAGTCGGGAGCGGAAAACAACATCCTGAATTTCATAAAATGTCAGGCTGCGCCCGGCATCGCATTCATGGCTATCGGCCCACATCCGCCACACACGTTCGGCATCGCGTTCCCACGTGTCGGCCTCATCCTCGGACATGCCTAAGGCCTCAGCATCAATCTGGGCGCGTAGCTTCAAGCCCGTGCCGACGATGCTGGTGACTTTGGTGTTGATGGCACCCGCCGCCAATGGATTGTTGCGCACCAGGTCGCGGGACCGTTCGCGCAGGTCATCCAAATCCGGCAACACCACGCCATCGGGCGAGGTGGCCGTGGTCAGCTTGCGAGAATCTTTAGCACGCCGCTTACGCCCGCCATCATAACCACCCGACAACGCCAAAAACTGCGACCGATAAAAAAGATGGCGGCCCGCAAAACGCGGCGCAACATGATGCAGCGCCCGTTCCAAAACGTTCGGTTTGGCCAGTTTACGTTTAGCCATCAGCCACGCACTCCGCGCCGCATCCGAATACCACCGGAACGACCGCCGGACAGACGCTTGACGCGCAAATTCCAGGCCGTGATGCCATCTTGAATTTCTTTCAGATTGGCGCGGGTCAAGCTGCGGTCACCCATAGAGTAGCTTTGATTGGATAGAACTGCGGTTTCGGCATCCATATATGCCGCCAACATCGCCTCAGCCTGCGCCAATGTAATTCCAGCCATATCACTAAATACCCTTGCTTCTCACCCGCCGTTTTCGCGCCACAGGCACCGCCGCAACCGGCGAAGTGTCGCCCTTGGCAAACACCACCGAATTTTCATCCCACGGCTTGGCCCAACCGGGCACAGCGGCGGGGTTATCCCAATTGATGCGATCGGCTTTCATTGTCAAAGCCATGACCCGCGTGCCAACGGCTTGATCAAGTGCCTCGTTACGCGCTTTTTGCTTCACCCACTTGCCATCGGGGCTACGCGTTTCCGACGTCAATTCTTCAAAATACAAATGTGGGCCGTCGTCATCTTCGGCCTTTAGAAACTCGCTCAGATGCATGTATCCAGGCCCCGGCGTGATGTTGCGGAGGGCCGCGTCTATTTCGTCTTTCAACAAGTTAGCGTTAAACAACCGCACCGGAATGTCGCCCCGCGCTTCGGCTTTGCGGTCCTTTCGTTGGCTGTCCGGAAACGTCTTGCGCACCCGCGCAGCGTTGGCCGTTGACGCGCCCTTGGTCAAAATCAATCGGCTCGATTTTCCCTTCCGTTTCATGCGGCGGAAAAATTCATATGATCGCGTGGTCACCCCGGCGCTACCGCCGGAATCCACACCCATGCGCAACACTGGCATTTCTCGACCACTGCCATCCGACAGCGGATAAGTTTTTTCCATCACCTGTTTGACCAACAGGTCCCAATCTTCCAACTTCACGGCGGGCTCGACGGCGCGGGTTTCATCCGCAGATTTAAAAATCGAAAACCTATCTATGACCCAACATTCCATGCCAGGACCAAACGCAACAATCTTGGGCTCAAACGATTTGTCTTGTACATCCACCCAAGCGACTATATACCGCGCGCCCGCAGGCACCTGTTTCAACGGGTATGGTTCAACCCGGTCCAACAATTCCTCGACTTCAATCCGTTTTTCTTGGCCAGCCGCCTTGACGGACCATGGCCAGCCCCACTGCTTAACCATCACCTCTTTCAGTGACGTTGTGTCGCCGGTTATTTGTTCCTTGCGCTGCGCCTTTACTCGCGCGCGAACAAGTCCGCCAAGGCCGCCACGCACGAACGGCGACATCGTGCCCGTGATCCAATATCCCAACGTTTTGGAATCGATCATCGTGCCGACACGCTTACCGACCTTCGTGATGTGCTGGCCTTTATGAACCCACAAGCCAGATTGATTCATTTCCCAGCGGTGTTGATCGTGAATGTCGCACGATCCGCAATGCGGGCAAATCATGTGTGCGCTTTCCGCGACTTCATCCAAGTCCGAACTATCCGACCAGCCCACTCGCATGTAGTGTTCCGCGCCGGGTGTGGGCGACGAAAATCCATTGCAATCCGGGCAGGGCCAATACCACCGCCCTTGTGTGCTGTCCGCGTAAACCAACATCACGCCCGCCGTCCACCCCTTTTCCGCCCGGTCCGTCGCGCGGTCCGGGTGACTTGGAATGAACAGCATTGAATTCATGCCGAACGTCTGCCGGCGCACATCCAAAAGTTCCTTCGGATCGCCAAGGCTTTCTGGATAAGCGTCGATTTCATCGGCGATGATAATGGGTGCCGACTTGTTGATCAGGTTATTCTTATTCGCCGCCAGAAATTCCATACGCATCCGTTTGAAGCGTTTGAAATGTAGGCTATCGTCGACCGGGCGTAAGCCCAGATGTTCATTTAGACACGGGTGCGATTCGATCATAGGATCGATGCGGTCCTTGACGTAAGCCTCAACCGCAGCATCCGTTTGCATATACCAAAGCCACTTAGACGGATGATTCGGTACCGCGTGCAACAACCCGTTTTCAGGTATCGTCGTTTTTCCGCTTTGACCCGGCCCCACGACCGCCATGCAATCGTGGGATTTAGATGTGAAATTCTCCTGTGGTTCGACAAGGTATGGCGCTACATCCGGCGAATACCGCCCGACATAACCGCCACCAGTGTTATTAAAATATCTATGGCGGCGCGCCCATTCTTCAACCGTTACCGGATCCGGCGGTAACAATCCATCCAAGACGTCCGCTATGACACGAGCGGAATCGGCAAACTGTCCGTAGCTTTGGTTACCCTCCACCTCCAACAGCCTCATCCTTTTCATCCGAGGCCGCGTAACCCAGATCAGCTTTCATCTTACTGACCTGGCGGCGCAGTTCGTCAGCAATTTCATCACCCATCGCGTCGACCACTTCCGAAGGCAAATTAAATCGCCGCCCCATACGGCCAGGAATGCCCTGCATAAATTGACCAAGTGCCGCCATCACCGGCGCGAGTTTTTGGTGCATCGTCGCTGTGTCAACCAACATCCCAGCATCGCGCCGTAAGGCACGCCGTTCGCGCTCAGCACGAACAAGGGCCAGTTCCTGGTTGGGGGTGATCTTGTTTTGCCCATCCCCGTCAGGCGCGTCGACTTGTAAATCTCTAAGTAGATCAAACCGTTCAGTTAGCGCTGCTTCTTCTTCGGTGCGCTTGGCTTCGACATAAGCCTTGACGTCCTCAACGATAAACACCCATTCGCGACCGTTGGTGCCCCGTTGCTGAACGGGAAAATCATCGTATCTGTCAATGAGCCGATCCAGCGTAGGCAATGAACAGTCTAAAATCCGGGCCAACTCTTTCTTGTTGGCGGGGGTTTTCATGCCAATGACCTCAACAATAACAACAACCTAACGCAATTATTTTCACGCCGCGCGACACGAATTCCGGGGTTGCGCGTTTCCCCCGGGTGGTGACCCTCTGGGGAGGACCCACTGTTTATCTAGCTGTAGCCAATGCCCTAGCCAGCCGCTTGCTAAAGTGATGGCGGAACGCCCGCCGTGCCGTGCTGGTCGCGACATCATAAAAATTGAATTGCTTTTTGACAGGCACACTACCCACCAAGGTGTAGAGCAACTTCACTTGCCCGCGCTTACCGCGAGGCTTGGCGAAGATGACGGGCTTACCGCCGCGCGTCTTACCCTTAAATGCCTTGCCGCTTGCAATCACAGCACGCGGACGCTTGGCCTTGCTGACCTTGCCCGATGCGGTGCGCTTGACGTTACTGGATGGCACCGCGACGTGCCGACCCTTGGCCCGCTTGGTGCCGCCTTTTGCATGTAGGGCTAAGTTCCCCCGACCCAACCGGTCATAGAGCCTTGCCCATTGTTTACGCTTGGTCGCTTTCACCACACGAAAGGCTTGGCTGGCAAAGCGCCTGTTCTTCACATCGAACGCCCGGGAATATGTCCGCTCGACAATGCGTTTGCGCACATCGAACACTGTATCGTTCAGCGCCTGTGCGGTCGCGAACGGCACCTGTTTTTTCTGTATGCTGTTCAAATGGCGGGTGAAGTCTTTGATGTTAGACCGAACCGTCATCCCCATCATTGCCATCACCCCACACAAAAACCCCGACCAATGCTGGGCGGGGTTTGTGTTTCTTTTTTACCGTGCAGTCAGTCTGTCAAACGATTTTCGCATTGTCAAATAGGTTCGGACGGTTCGCCACTTTCACCCTTTAATCCCAAGGCCTTAGCGCCACATCAGGCCCCGTCACAACATGCCCGCGCAGCCCCGTTTTTTGCAGCCCTTGGGCGACGTCCACGAGTCCCCGCCGCCAGACAACGTATTCCGCGCGTGCGTTGGCAATCTCTTGCCATGACGGCACCACATGAACGACAGGGCCAATGGGGTGGCGGTTCTTGTCATAGCGCATCTTAGGATTACCCTTGCCGTTCAACACGATGGTTTCACACGGCACAACCCCCACCATGGCATCAGGCCGCCCCCGCGTGCGGGCGTAATACACAATCAACATTCGCGCCCCAGCATCCAACCCCGTCACCACATCATGAGCCGCGTCGGCATCGGGGTGCAGGTGTCCACCCGCGCCAAAGGTAGGCGATGCATCAACCGCACAGCCCAGCGCCGCCATCTGCGCCACACGTCCAAACGCCGAACCATACCCTTGCGGCCCGCCGTCCATGATGCCACCCCCAGCAACCCGGTCGGCGCATTGGTCCGCGTATACCCAGCGCAAAAAAGCCTCAATATCAATCACCTGTTTTGCCACCTGAACCACCTCTTTTTGAAAGCTTATTTGGACGGTTTGGATAGTTGGATAGTTACCCCAAGACTTAAGTCAATGCGCGAGTGCGCCTGTGAAAAGACCATGGAAAAACCGTCCAAACCCTCCAACCGTCCAAACCCGTTGAAATCACTCGCCGAATTTTGTGGATGGTTGCGGAGGGTTGGACGGTTCACGTCCAAATAAGCCCCACATGACCACCCATTGATACCTACCCACCGCCATCACCGTCATGACCCTCACCCCCGAATCCAGCCGAACGGTCCATACTATCCACGGCGTCGAGAGTGAGCTCACGGTCCATGTAAACAATGATGCCAATCTTTTCTTTGCGCAGCCCCATATCGACAAGACGCCGACCAAGCTTGGTTTGCGACACGGCCTCGATACCGTTTTCCCGGCACCAATGCTTGTACGCATCGAATATCCGCCCCGCCGAAATCGTCTGGCCTTTGGCGTCCACCGTCCAATCATCAATAAACTGACGAATGGGGTTTGAATCGGCACGATATTCATCGGTGGCCGCGCGCACCTTGTCGGGAATTTGCAGGCCGTTCTCAAACCACATGCGAAACCCATCCAACATCCAATTGAGGATGGCGCTTTTGATGTCTTCGCGTGGCCTGTTGTTGCTATCCAGCACCAGGCCGACGACATTAGACCCGACCTTTTGTTCGAACGGCACAATCAACAATCGCCGCCAGATTCCATCATCTGACCCGCGCACGCTGGGGCGGGTGTTAGCGCCGATCGCCAACTTGAATTGGGGGGAAAATTCGAAAAACGGCTTGTTCAAATGCCGCGCCGTTAAACTCTCACCGCCGGTCAGCGACTTGATCATGGTTTCCGAAAACCGCGACCCCGCCTCCGGTTCCGAGGCCCGCACGAAACGCGCCCCAGGCAACCGCGCGATGTCCGGTGATGGGCCAGACCCGGACCGCCGTTCATCGTGCAACAGTGACCCGATAGGCAAGGCCATTTCATAATCGCCCATCACGCCGCCCAGCGCATTCAACAACGCCGACTTGCCGTTGGACCCAGTACCCAACATGAGCACCAATACCTGTTCGCCAGTAAGCCCGGTCAGCGCATAGCCGAAATACCGCTGTACGAATAAGCGCACATTATCGTCGGGCAAAATTGCATGAATAAAACTTTCCCACGCGGGCGCGATAGCATCGGCATCAAATTCAACATCCGCCATATGGGTTTTTAAATCGTCACGGCGATGGTCACGCCGCGTCACGATATCAACGGAAACCGAGCCTTGGTGGGGCTCCAAATTAGCCCCCAATTCCAATGTTCCGTTGCCGACATTCACTAGCAACGGCTTGTCGTCGAATTGGTCGAGTTGATAGGTCAGGTGCGGCTGGGCTTCGTGCTGCATGGCTGAAATCCGGGACCGCGACCCGCTTTCTCGCGCCCAATTTTGCAACCCCGACCCGTCCTTACTTTGCGCCTTCATGGCCGCCGCCTCGGCCCGCACCAACGACGATGTTTGCTGCGCCCAGATTTGCGCACACCGGGGTCCGTCATCGACCGACCACCGACGGCCATCCCACGCCATCCACCCCATCTCGGGGACATAGGCTAAATTTTCACCAAAGCGATACCGCAGCCGTTCCGCGTTGCCTAAATCATTTTGCGCACGAAAAGCCAAAAATGCATTCAGGTCACCATCCACGTCATCCACATGTTCAGGAACATCGCCCAGGTCGTTGGCCGGGGGCTTCCCCCCACCACGCGCAGGCTTGAATTTCTGGCCCTCGGGTTGGTCGCTCATACATCACCTTCCAAAAGGGCGTCGAGCGCGAAGGCGATGAAATTCATGGCCCCCAGCAATTCGGCTTGGGCCTTGCCGTCCTCATCACGGGACAACAGCAACGCCGCCTCTTCGGTTTTCTTGTCACATTGCCCCAAGGGATATCCCGTCCCCCGCACCCGCGTGATGCGCGGCGTCGGTTGGTCGGCAAACGCCAAGACGCGGCCCTGACTATCACTGCCATGGCGTTCGACACCCTTGCCGCCGGTGGCTTGCTCTATCGCCAGTTGGTAAACCCGGCCCAATCGCTCAAAGCCGTCCGGCACCTCAATCACCATGCGTTTTGTCATGCCGCAATATCCTCTTTTTCGCGTGTCAAAATTTCGGGATAGCTGCGCCGGGTTCCTTGGCGCATGCCGTTGTAAATGGCCGTGGCCAAGCGCACATCTGTGCAGCGCACGTATTTGGCATCGCGAAACAGGTCGTAATAATGCTCAAGAGCCGCGTCCAAAAGCACTCGCCCGGTACATCCAGCGCGCAGCCAATCCAACGGCGTCGCGTGCAGGTCGACCACGCCTTGATCATCCGGTTCGGCACAGCCCGGATATTGGCCCAGCCACACCGGGCCGTTAAAACCCCCGCCGCGCCGCAACCACCACCGCCCCGGTTTGCGCGGGTCCCACGCCACCACATCAATCAATTCTGGGGGGCCAAATTCGCGTTCCATCCAGGGCTCTTTTTTGAATTCATAATTCCGCGACCACACGCCCTGAATCACACACCCAACCTCAGCCCCCATTCCGGCATTGCCCGGCAAATATGTCCCCACCGATGGCTGACCATTGTCGTCGCGCGATGGCAAAACATCCGACGCCCCAACACCCCCCGCGCGAAACACATGTTCCGCCACCGTCTTGCGCCCGCCGCATAACCACTTAAATTGTTCAAACGTCAGATTGCGTTCCGCCGCCGCAAATTCATCGTGTAAATTCACGTGTTCCGTTTTTCCGATGCGCGGGTAGCCCATATCAAGTGGTGCCATCCACGAGCGCCACGCAAACGGCATGCTGGGATTGATGCGGTCTGCTAATATAGTCATGCCACACTCAATGCCAGCTCTGGCGCATCCAAAGCCCGCTCAAGCCGCGCGCACGCGACGTCGAACCATTTGCGCTCAATCTCAAAGCCGACGAATTTGCGCCCCCCCTGCACCGCCGCCACGCCCGTGGTTCCCGACCCCATGTATGGGTCACAGACGGTTTCACCGGGCAACGTCGCGGCCTCGATCCACCGCTTCATCAACGCCACCGGCTTTTCCGTTGGGTGGTCCGTGACGGCCCGCAACGGTGCGCGCATCAATTGCTTGATGCCGCAATCTTGAAAAGCCCGCGCGCGGCCCTTCCACATGGCCACTGCGAATTCTAAATTCTTCATGCCCCACCGATTTGGAGTCACCGTGATTTTATCCCAGGCAAACAAATTATGAAGCGACAAACCACACCGCAATAACGCTGCCTGGCATTTGAATATTTCCTTATCGTTAGCCATGACAATGGCGTCGGCGTCTGCCCCCATGACGCTATTGATAACCGCCGCCACTTCATCCCAAGTGACATTGCAGGGCACGAACTCACCGCCGTTATCATAATTGGCTTGGGCGAACTTGCCCGACATTCCACCGGGGCCTTTATTGCTTCCACCACTCGTTAGCCGATATGGCGCATCGCACATGACCATGCGTGCCTTAACGTCGATGGCTTGGGCGACCTCTAATGCATCGCCCAAATACAAAGTGGCATCGCCGATGGTGACAACCTCAAAACTCATGCCAAAGCCCTCACCGGGGCCCTGTCCGGCACCGGAATAGGTTCACCGTCATTGCCGCCACCCCCACCAACGATGCCTTGGCTGGCGATGATGTCACACGACCCACAAACTAACCGCGACGGATCGATGCCTATCCATATCCGCTGTAAAACAAAACCACGCCGACCGCGCGTAAATATAAAGTTTAAACCTTTGAGTTTCATGCCACCCCCTCCGGAAATTCACCCCAGGTGCGACCGTCCAAATCCCGCCCATTTTCCTTGGGCCGAAATCCACCATGTTGTTTGAAGAAAAAGGCCACATGGGCGGCAATGCATTGGTCGCGAACGGCGCGCACCGCATCCACGTCAAGGGGCCTAAAACCGGGACCGCTTTCACCGCCGACAATAACCTGATGAATACCGCGCAAATCCAGTTTGCCCAAAACCCCAAGCAACGGCTCCACCGACAAAAACCGCACCGCCGCGCGGGTGGCCCGCAAGGCCGGAATACGCTTGTCCGCCATCGCCTGATTTTCCACCGTCACACCCATCCAAATGTGTGCAGGCGCTCCATCCGGATAGCGCGCGTTGATATAGGCCCGCATGCGGCTGGCCCGTTTGGTCAAGATTTGAAAGGTGTGCCAGTACGCCGCGTCCATGGTATCGAACACCCGGTCCACAAACGCCTTTGGCACATCCTTGTGAAACAGGTCCGACATGGAACAAACGAAAATCTTGCGGTGCTTTTTCCAGAGCAACGGCTGCCCCAACCGCGATGGGCGGACGGTCAAATCAAAGCCCGTCTCAAACGGGTGCCCGGGAACACCGCGAAACCGTTCCGCGAACCGTTCGGCGTAACAGTTGTCACAGCCCGCACTGATTTTGGTGCAGCCCGTCACCGGGTTCCACGTCGCGTCGGTCCATTCGATGGGTGTGGTTTGCGCCATTACAAGTCCCACTTCCCCTGTTTTGCAAAATCGCCGACACTGCCCCCGGTGCAAGAATGGGACGCGGTTTCTGCGGTGTGGCTGATGGGGTCGATGGTGACGTCAAACGGGGTGTGGCCTTGGCGCACGCGCAGGTCATTGGCAAATTTCACCACCTGCGCCCGGGTCAGCGCCGCCGCCAATTCTTTGTCTTGGCCGTGCTTGATGATTGCAATGGTATAAATTCCGCCGCCCGTGTCGGTGCAGCGGCGGCGTTCTTGGCGCAGCCACGACACCACCATCACAAAATTCGCCGCCTTGGGTCGGCGGCGTTCCAGGCGTTTTTCTTCATCCAAGGCTTTGCGCGCCGTGGCGTCGGAAAAAACCAGACGCCCCGTCACCGCATTTTTAGGGGCCGGGGGCGGCGCGTCACGGCCCAGGGCTTGGCAAATCGCCGCCAGCCGGGCGCGCCGTCCGGCGCACATGGCATAGACGTGGCGGCGGTTTACGCCATTGCCCGCCAAAACCGCGGCTATTTCGTCATAATTCATCGCCTGCGCACGAAGCCCCAGAACTTGGTCGGCCATGTCTTCTGAGTGGGGAAAGCCGCTGACGCCGACAGACCCGCGCTGTAACCGTGGCACCCCCAATCGGAACAAATCCGCACGGGTGTAAAGCACCACCCCCGGCGGTAAGGCACCACATGCGGCGGGCTTTGCATTGGTGGCTGATTGCGTCATCCCCCTAACCCCCTAAATCCGCGCCACCGCGGTTTGGTGCAGGGCTGGCACCGGCATCAACGCAAATTCAAGGCTGGCCACCACGGTACGCAAGGCGCTGACCGCCAAGCGCGCCGCCGCCAACAGCCGCGCCGAGGCATCCACGCGACGCCCGACCCGGGCTTGCCATAAATCCAAAATCGGGGCACCGCCGCCCGCCGCTTGGCACGCCGCGTCCAACGCGACCAAGGTGTTCAAAACATCGACGTCGGTGCGGCATGGGTTGGACAATTGCCGCAGTCGGTTTTCCGATACCCCGCACGCCGCCGCCGCCGGGCCTGCGCCAACCGTCTTGATGGCGGCAAACACCCGCCCCGCAAATGTGTCTGGGTCACGTTGATAAGTCATAACATCACCTCATTTTTCTGTGACGGATGGGCAAACGACGAAGCGGTTAACGCGCCACCCGGCGGGCCTTTCGTCATCGATAAACAACGGCCCGGAATATTGAAATGCGGCCTGAGCCTCCACACACACGGCGGGGGCCAACATCATGGGCTGAACGTCGGCATCGACACGCCCGTCCGGCGCGATGACGGCGACGATGAAAAAGGCTTCTTTCAGCATGGCGATACCTTTCGGGTTCAGCTTTTAAAAGTGCAACGGCTATCCTTGCCTTGACCGTTGCGCCGGGGGTAGCAGCGACCATCCGTGAAGACGGCTTTCAAAGCCCCGGTGGTTCATGGCGTTAGGTCATCCCCAACGCCCGTTTGTAAGTGTCCAACATATCTTCTTGTTCCTGGCGGTCGCTCACATCCATCTTGCGCAATCGGATGATGATGCGGATGATTTTGACGTCGAACCCCGTGCCCTTGGATTCGGAATAGACTTCGCGAATGTCGGCCGCCAGGGTCGCTTTTTCTTCTTCTAAGCGTTCGATGCGTTCGACAAATGACCGCAAACGTTCCGCGGCAATGCCACCCACGTCTGGACCCCCGCTAAAGTTTGGAATGTTGCCTTCAGGCATCACCACCCCCCGCGCGCCCATTCAGGCCGCTCACAAATTGATCATTGGATTGAAGTGGCCCAAAGCCACCCCAACATGCACTGTGAGGGGGCTTAGAAAAGGAGCCCACCTCATGCGCGACACACACCCCGCCCCCGACAATGTCATTGCCCTGCGACCCAACGCACGCCAACCCGGCGGCGATCACCGCACCACCGAAGCCCGCCCCGACGAAGTTCACACTCCGGACGTCGTCATCGACGAACTGCGCGACATCGAAGTCACCATGATGGAATTGAGTTTGGCGCACCCCGCCACGGCCCCAGACCTGCACCTGATTTGCGACTTGGCCCGCGCGGTACGCCTGGACTTTGAGGACGCGAACAGATGACCGAAGCCAATTTTTTAAAACGCCGGGGGTCATGCCGCCACCTGCTCAAAGCGCGCCAATTCAGCGCGAAACCAGGAATTCGGGGTAACGGCACCCCCCGTCGCGACGATAATCAAACGCATTTCCGTAGATTGGGGAACGCGCCCGTTGACATACCGCCGAATTGTTTCCGGCGGACGCCCGATGCGACGGCCAAAACCCGTCAACGTTTCTTCTTTTTCACTGAGATATTCGCGAAGTGTCTGTGTCATACAAACACTTTCCACCAGTTTGGTGAATTAAGTCAACTGATTTTTTCACCTGTTTGGTGCTTTTTTGATTCCACCAATTCGGCGAAAATGCGTCATGGAACATAATGCCCCAAATCGATTGCGTGAAATCCGCAAGGCTAAGGGCCTAACGCTAGAAGGCTTGGCGGCCCTGGTTGGATCTTCAAACCAGCAAATTCAGCGCCTGGAAAAAGGCGAACGCCGTCTGTCCGATGAATGGATGCGCACGCTGGGTCAGGCCCTGGGCGTCGCGCCCTGGGCATTTTTCCCGGAATTTGAAGGTGATGCAGATATTGCCAAAAGCGATTACAACGCCACGATACTCGCCGAGGTGACCCACGATATCTTAACGTGTGCGCTGGAAGAATATGTTGAGAACCTTAACGCCTTACCGGATGGTGTGACCGATACCATCACCGGCGCGATACTCAGCGTTTATGAAGACCACGCAGGGATCGGCCTCGACATGACCATTCCATCCGACCGCGAACGCCTCATCGACGCCAGCCGCAACGTGTTTCGCTTCGCCATCAAACAAAAGAAAACGGGATGAACGTCAATCCCGCATAGCTTTCGCCAAGGCTTTTTTGATATCACTGAGTTCTTTTTTTGCGGCGTCAAAACATACCTGCGCCGCGCGTAGCCTCAATAAATAATGTGCTACATCCGTATCTGCAATAAGCCCCGGCAATTCATTTACAGCACTCGCGTTGTCACTAATTAGATTGGTGATATCGCCATCCATGAGTTGGAAACGGTGCTTACAATACATCCCCATTTCGCCCGCTCTGCACGTACACGTTGCCGTTAGGTTGTCGCCTGAACGGTCAAATGAGACATCGTATAGGTCACCCTTAGATCCTCGTATGACAAAGCTCAACATAGCAGGATTCCACTTTTGTTACGTACCCGCAGTGTCTTCAACCGCGTTACGAGGCTTGGACAGATTTGTCCCTGCGCATTGTTCACATGACCACCCACCGAACTTGATGGCGCTTAAAACCCAAATAATCAACCAAAACCCCACCGTACAGATCGTCAATATTAAATGCAGAATATGATTGGTCGCTTTACGCGTTCCGCGCACGTTCTTATTGCAGTCTTCGCAAAATCTCTGTTTGAATTCGTAACTCGCCATGCCACCCACCATTTTTTGTATCATTGGATATTTCACAACGATAACACACAAAATTTACGCAGCAATAGCTTCATGGTTGGGATTTGCCAATTTTCATTTTTTGTATCCAAGCCCGCCCTTGCACACGCATCATATTAAGACGCATTTTGCAAAAACGATCCACTGGGATATCCCCACCGCATGGGGTTGAACACACCATTGAACAAATCACGTTGGCGTGAGAATTTGCCCTAATTATGGTTTTTTTTGCGTGTATTTCAGAAAAAATTACGTCTTTCATTTGGCCCCCTGCTTGCATATGAATCAAGTGACCCGCCGGGTAGGCGGGGTTTGGATAGGCGGAACCTGATGTGGTATCGCACCTGAACTATCCAGTCCGAGGGCCAGCTCGGAGGTTGTTTCAGCAACCGCCCCGTCCAACCCCGATTCTTGGGTTGAATTTGTTGGGGCCTTTCTCAACTAAAACACCTTACACAACCTTATTTTCAACAACAATACGTAATTACGACCATGTGGCAGGGCGGTGGTTGACCTGTGTTTAAAATAAAAACACCATATTGGTGATTTTATACTTTACACAGTTTCACCGTTATGGTGGAATGTGACATCAACACATTCACACAGGGGTTCACCACCATGACCAACCACGCTGCATATGCCGGGATCATTAGCACACCACGTCGGATGTTCGTGCGCTGTGGCGCATCGGCCCAGGTGTTGCGCTTTCCCGCACCCCAGCCCCACCCGCAAGGCTTTGAATTGATCGCCGACTTCGGTCACCCGAACGGCCCGGGGTGGCAATGGGTGGTGGCGTTGCTGATTTTGACGCAAGCCGCGTTGATGTTCGCCACCAACCCACCCGACATGATGCGCCCGTTGCGCGTGCGCCCCACCGCGTCACGCACCGCGCGCACCCGCAAGGACTAATTTTTAGGGGTGCAGAGTAAGCCCGGCGCGCGGCGGCGTCAGGCGCAACCTCCCGAGGTCGTAAGGCCTCACAAAAGCAAGATAGGCGACCTCGATGGGCACCCCCGCCACTCTCCCCGGCGTGAAGACCTGTAAGGCCGCCATCCGCCGCCCCGCAAGGGACCAACAGCGAAAGGAAAACCAGCCATGCCCACAGCCGATGACCTATTCACCGATTATTCTGCCGCGTTCCGCGCATGGGGCGTGAACCCGTTGGACAAGGGCATGGCAAAAATCGCCTTGGTCAAGTACCTCAAATGGCTGGACGCGTTTCTGGCCGACGACCAACCTGGGCGCGCCGCCATCTTTACCAAAAATGCCACCGCGCGCGCCAACGGTTTTGACCTCAGCCAAGCCGATCTACTGCGGGCCTATCGCCAAGCCTTTGGCGACGACGCTCAGCGCATCACAAACACCCAAGGTGTGGCGGCATGAGTATTTCCATCACCTGCAACGATACCACCGTCACCACCCCATCCGGCGGATGGCTGGATTTAATAGATCCCGACCCAGCCCAAATTCACATTGCCGACATTGCCCATCACCACGCGGGCACGAAGCGTTTCAACGCCTGCCTGGACGTGACCATCGCCGAACACGTTTCGGCGGGGGTGTTCGTGTTGCGCGCGAAGTTCGGCCCGCTGTGTGCCACCATGCCATGGCTGGAACTGGCATGGGTGCTGCACGAAGGTCACGAGCCCTACACCGGCGATATCGTATCGCCCATGGCCAAGGCCGTTTTCCGCGTCACCCGCGGCATCGACGGGATAGAAATTGTCAAAATGAACGTGCAACAAGCGGTGCACGAACGGTTCGGCCTGCCCTGGCCACTGCCCGCCGACGCCCAGGCCGCCATCACATACGTCGATCGCGTCATGCGCGCCACCGAGGTCAGAGATTGCCGCAGCGGCGAGACGTGGTCGGATTTGCCCGAACCGTGGTTTGAACCGTTGATCAAGCCGATGGACGAAAAAGACGCCGGCACAGCTTTTCTTGATGCCTTTATCGACGCCGCCGCCAAAGCGGGACCAATCGCGTGGGACGTGGTTGCCCTAAACACCCACGCCGAAATCCGCGCGGCGCGGCTATCGGGGGCGTCATGAACCACCTTAGCCCCACCGAATTGATGGACATGGTGATTGAAGCCACAGCCGCCATCACCGGCTTACCCACCGCCGATTTTGTCACATCAAAATGCCGCGCGCGCCAGATGGCATTCGCCCGATTTGCCGGATGGCAGGTCATTCGCACCCTGGTTCCCGATGCGTCATTAGCCGCCATTGGCGAACACTACGCCGGACGCGACCATTCGACCGTTCTCAACGGGGTGCTTCGGGCAGAATATTTGATGAAAACCAACGCGGCCTTTCGCGAACAGGTCAGTACCATCACCGTCACCACAAAAGTTTTAGCGTTGGCGAAGCCCCCCACCGCCACCGTGACGTCAACCGAACACATCCCCTGCCCCTGGTGCCACGCGCAACTGGAAAGCGATGAAGTGTCTTGCGACACCATCGCTGCACCTGCGGGTCAAGACGAAGCCGCTGTCACCTGCCCGCACTGTCACCGCGCGTTTGAAATTCACAGCGCCACCGACACCTATCTGTGTGACGGCGATGCTTACACCATCGGCGTATTCACCAAAGCCGACCGGGCCTATATCAAAGCCCGCTTCGGGCTGACCGCCCTCAAAGCGGCAGGGTTGGCAGCATGAACGTAACGCACTTAAGCACCCCAATTCAAACCGCCCCTCGTGGGCCGTTTAACGCGCCGTTTTCCATGGGGGGCCTCAACGTAGGAGGCGACCATGAAACTCGGATATGCACGGGTATCGACCGAAGACCAACGCATGGATCTACAGCGCGACGCGCTGTGCCAGGCCGGAATTGCCAACGACAACGTCTATCAGGAACAAGTCTCGGGCGTGAAAACCGTTCGCCCGGAATTGGAACACTGCCTGAAAGCCTTGCGACCGGGCGACACGCTGGTGGTGTGGAAGCTGGACCGCTTGGGCCGTTCGGTCAAAGAACTGATCCGCATCACAGATTGGCTGCGCGAACACGACGTGGAATTTGTCAGCATCAAGGACAACATCGACACCACCACGGCGGTGGGCAAAATGGTGTTTCACATGCTGGCGGCGTTTGCGCAGTTCGAACGCGACCTGATTTCGGAACGCACCAAAGCGGGCTTGGCGGCAGCCAGGTTGCGCGGCCATCGCGGCGGACGCAAACCCAAAATCACCCCGCAAAAGTTGAAGGCAATCGAGGCGTTCCTAGCGGATCAAACCTGCACCATGACGGATGCATCCAAGGAATTCGCCATCAGCCGCGCCGCCATCTATCGCGCCCGCCAACGCGCCAAACAAAACGCCGCCGGGACCGTCGCGGAATAATCACACCGGGGCAGGCAACCCCCTGCCCCGTCACCGTGCCTTTGACCAAAAGGAACCCAGCCCGATGAAAAAAACAATCGCGCGATGGTGGTCCAACTTCGCCGCAGCCTTAGAAATTTTGCGCGCCGGAATGTGGGATGAAACCTCGGATAAACGGGAGGCAGAATAATGGATTTAGAACCCATCAAAATTGAACATGATATTCCCGACGAATGGGGCGCTCCGACCCGTAGCGGTAACACGGCTATTTGGGAGAAATACAAAGGGCGTGA